CTTTCCCCGCCTTCGCGAATCGCCGCTGATTAACACCGCGGTGGTGATGGCGAATCCGCAAGGCCTCTTCCGGCTTGCGAGCAACGTGCAGCCCTACACCGTCGACAGCGCAGGTTTCTACTCCATTTCGTTTTCCGCGCGCGAGGCCTTCTAGTGGCGCGCAACCTCACTGCCGCGCAGATCGCCGAGATCACCGCGCAGAACATGCGTCCGGTCATGTTTGTCCAGGCGCTGTTCACCTCAGGTTACATCTACGTGTGGTCGGGCATTGGCCCGATCTCCTGGAACGGGCAGACCTGGTCGGGCATTGGAAGCCTCGGCAGCGTTTCGGCAATTCCTGAAACGGCGGACGTCGCGGCCGTCGGGATCAAGATGATGCTTTCCGGAATTCCCGCAAGCCTCATCACCAGCGCCCTCGCTGAAGTGCGCCAGGGAAGTCCCGTCCTGATCTATCAGGGTTTTCTGACGCCGGCCGGCGGCGTCGTTTCGAATCCGAATAATGCCTGGCAGGGCCGCATGGACATTTGCGAAATCGCGGAAGACGGAGCCACCGCTACGATCAGCATCACCGCGGAAAGCCGCATGCTCGATCTTAACCGTTCGCGCGTGAAGCTTTATGAGAAGCAGGACCAGGCTGTCGATTTTCCTGCTGACCTCGGATTCGATTACGTTCCAGGTCTGCAAGAACTCTCGATCGTATGGGGCGCGGCAACGCCGACGTCGGCGCCTGCCGTAGCAGGCGGAGGCGGCAGCAATAGCAACGTAGGAAATGGCAACTCACCTCGTGGCGGCGGGCCCGGCAGCGGCAGGTACGTATGAAACGCTTCGACGACTGGCCGCACTCGCTCGACGTTTTTCTGACTTCGCGCCGCGATGTTCCTTTTCGGTGGGGCGAGAACGATTGCTGCCTGTTTGCCTGCGACGCCATCCTGATCATGACCGGAGTGGATCTCGCTCACGGTTTCCGCGCGAGCTACGACACGGCGCGCAGCGCACGAAGATTCATCCGGGAATGCGGCGCCGAGGGTGTTGGCGAGCTGGCGGATCAGATCACCGCGCAGCACGGCCTGCGGTGCGTTCCACCAAGCTTCGCGCAGCGCGGCGACCTGGTATTGCTCGAGGGCGAGCACGGCGAATCGCTTGGCATCGTTTCACTGTGCGGCACCGAAATCCTTGCGCCAGCCGAGCATTGCCTCGCGGCTGTGCCCTTCGGCAAGGGCGAGCGGGCCTGGAGAATCTGACATGCCACCGATTGTCGCCGCTATCGTTGTCGTGCTGACCGCGCTCGGAACTAGCGCCGCCACCGCGGCGGTTCTCGCACCGTTCATCCTCTCGATCGGCGCGAGCCTGGTCATGGGCGGAATCAGCAAGCTGATCACAAAGTTGTCGACCAGCTCTCCGTCGATCACAAGCACGGTTGCCAGCCGCACCGTAACGACGCGCCAGTCCGTCGCGCCTCGGCACGTTTTCTATGGCTCGAACCGCAGCGGCGGGATTATCACGTTCATGCACACCACCGGAACAAAAAACGAAAAGCTGCACATCGTCATCACTCTTTCCGGGCATGAAGTCCAGGCAATTCCTGCAATGTATTTCGACGGCATCGCCGTGCCGCTCGACGGCAGCGGAAACGCCACGGGGAATTTTGCAGGCTTCGTGCACGCCGAATTCAATCTTGGAAGAAAGACCCAGGCATCGTTCCCGGGGCTTGTCGCGGCCGCGCCAGCCTATTGGACCTCGGCGCACCAGCAGCGCGGATGCGCCGGCGTCTACGTGCAGCTGACCTGGGACATCGGAAAATTTCCGAACGGCGTGCCCAATATCACCTTCGATGTCCAGGGCCGCAAAGTCTACGACCCGCGCAGCGGCACGATCGCCTACAGCGCGAACGCCGCGCTGTGCATCGCGGACTATTTGAACAACGCACAGTTCGGCCTCGTGGCACAAACAAAATACCCAGTGACCGCGAGCATGATCACCAACTCCGGGTTTTCAAATTTCAACGCGGCGAACCTGGTCGACGGCGACGTCACGACGAACGGGTTTAGCAACAACACCACGAATGCGGCTTCTACCATCACGATCGACCTGGGCGCAGGTAATCCCCAGGAGTTTCGGCGCTTCCGCATGTACCTCAGCAGCGCGGGGCAGGTGCAGCGGTACGACATACAGTATTCCGATGACGCCATTTCCTGGACGTCGGTGGAAGAGTACTTTTACATCCTTTCGACGCCGCCGATCGGCTGGTCTGACACGGAGCTCGCGCCAAACGGCGCACATCGCTACTGGCGCATTAACGCGGTCGACACGATCGCAGAAGCGGGCTTCGTCAATGAGATCCAGTTTTGGAAAAGCGACGTGGATTCCGTGCAGCTCATCTCCGCCGCGAACACGTGCGACGAAGCGGTGAACCTGCTCGCCGGCGGAACCGAGCCGCGCTTCACGATCAACGGAAGCTTTGAAACCAGCGAAGCACCGGCCAGCGTGATCGCCTCGATGAATTCCGTGATGTCCGGCTCGTGCCTCTACGTTGCAGGCCTCTGGGGAATCTATCCGGGGATCTGGCGCGCGCCGACGATCAGCCTTAGCGACTCCGACCTGCGCGTGGGGTTCACCGTGCAGACGCGTCTGACGCACCGCGATCTATACAACGGCGTGCAGGGTACTTTCATTTCGCCGGCCGCGAACTGGCAAGCCACGGCCTACCCGTCTTTCCAGTCGCTCGCCTATCTTGCGGAAGACAACAACGAGCCTCTGTGGCTGACCGTGCAGTTGCCGTTTACGACTTCAGGGTCTACGGCGCAGCGGCTGAGCTCGATCGCGCTGCAGCGCGTACGCCGGCAGATCACGATCCAGGCGCAATTCAAGCTGACGGCCTATCAGGTGCAGCCGCTCGACGTGATTCAGTTCTCGCATCCTCGTTTCGGATGGGTGAACAAAACGTTTGAGGTGACAGCCTGCACTCTGGTTTATTCCGGGGATTCTCTTGGCGCGCCGGCTTTGGGCGTGGACCTCACGCTGCGCGAAGTGGACGCGAATATCTACGCGTGGTCGACCGCGAATGAGCTCCCCATCACCGCGCTCGCGACGACGATCATGCCGCAAAACTCGATAGCTTCGCCGGTCACAGGTCTCGGCGTTAGCACCGTCGAAGTCGTGCGCGTAGCCGATGGTGTGCGCGCGAGTTTCGTGGGATTGACCTGGACGGCGCCGACGGACGCTTTCGTCATTTCTGGCGGGCACATCCGCGTGCAGTACAAGCGGCACGTCGATTCGCTCTGGCTCGATGGCGGAAAGCTCGACGGAGGCGCGACCTCCGCGCAGGTGGGCCCGGTTGTCGACGGAACCAGCTACGACGTGCAGATTTGGGCCGAGAACACTTCCTTGGTCCGCAGTTCGATCGTGAGCGCCACGTTCACGCCGACGGGCACGGCCGTGACACTTGTCACGATCGCCGACGGCTCGACGCGCTTCGCGCGAACCGGCGTGCACTCGAGTTACCGGCCGCTGACAAATCCGCTCACAGCCCACGACGCCGGCGGAGGCGTGGCGACGATTCCGGTTGCAAGTTTCACGATGCGCGTTGGCGCTACAGACGTGTCGGTGACCGGCTCGACCATCGGCTCGCTGCTGAACGGAAAGCTTTATTTCGTGTACTACGACGATGCGGCCCTCGCGGGCGGCTCCGTCACCATGGTCGCGACAACCACTCGCGAGACAGCTCTGCAAGGCGCCGGCCGGTTCTTGGTTGGCAGTGTGCTCACGCCAGTGGCCGGCGCTCCGGACACGATCGGAAACAACGATGGCGGCACCGGCGCGCAGATCGGCGCGCACTTCTCGCGGTTTGCGACAACCTACCCGGCTAACAGCGGCGGGGTTCACGGAAATGCCGGCGCAGCTACAGACGGAAATTGGGGCACAGAGGAAACCTGGACGAACACGGCAGTTAACGATCCGACCTCGATTTTTCCGATCGCCGGGTTCGGCTCGCCATTCGACAACTTCTATCCCAAAAACATTTCGGTTTCGCTCAAGGCGGAAGTGAACGGAAAGGTGGACACGAACTATTTCGGAACAGCCGTGGTCACCGTCGCCACGATGTATTCGATCAACGGCGGCGCCAGCTGGACGACGCTGCGTTCGAGCACGAGCACGTCAATTTCCCCTGCAGCCCCTACGCTCGCGACGCTTGCCGTTGCGACGGACACTTTCGCGGTTCCGGATGGCACGGCGCCGTCGAACATCGTGGTGAAAACGGATATTTCGGTGAGTGGTGCGGGATACGCGCACGGAGCCGCTTTGAACGCGACCTGGTTTCACGGCATTTACGAGGCCTCGGTAACGTTCGACACCTAGAGAGGTGACCTTTGATTCTGAAAACGATCGCAACGACGACGCGCACGATTGGCGTGAATGTTCTGACGCTCGTGGCCACGCTCGAGCGCGACGACGTGAACTCGCAGCTTTTTCTGCGGGTGGTCGGCACGGTCAACGGAGAAGTGCACGAGGCGAAACACTCTATCGGTTCGTCGGACGGCGTCGACGCGCTGGCCGGCCAGACGCCGGCGGCGATCGCGGCGCTGATCCAGCCGGACCTCGATGCGCTGCGGCAGCGGATCGTTGGGGTTCTCACTACGCGGCTCGGCGTGATGGCCGCAGGAGCGCAGCTCACATGACCGACCTTCGCGCAGTAGCGCTGATTTCCGCCATCCCTCCCACGATCATAGGGCTCTGCAATTTCGTCATGCAGCTGCTCGAGCGCAAACGAAATCGCGAAAACCACAAGGCCAACACGGAAGCGGTCAATCACCTCGCCGGAACGGTCGGCGTTATTGAGCAAAACACCAACGACATGCTGTCGAAACTGACTGCCGAGCGCAACGAGGCCGCGAAGAAGGCCAACCTGGCCGAGGGGAAGCTGGAAGGCATCAGGGCGGAGCAGGAGCGCACCACGAAAGGTGTTTAAGGCCTTTGAGCCGCGCTTTAGCCGCCTGGTCATGTTCGCTGGCTGGGTGCTCGGGATGATCTGGATCGTCGCGCGGGGGTTGTCGAAATGGATCGAAGACACGAAGTGAGGAGCCTCAGATGATGAAGAAAATTCTGGCACTGGTTTTTTTTGTGATTCTCGCGTCGAGTGCGCGAGGACAAACGATCACGCAGCAGCCCGCAAGTCAAACCGTGCAAGTTGGGCAGACGGCGGTATTCACGGCGACAGTGAGCGGCGGGCCGTGCCGCAGCGCCTGGTACGCCAACTACGCGCTGACGTGGGGACCAATCGCCTCGACGTTCACTTACAAGATTCCGAACGTTACGCTCGCAATGAATGGATGGCCAATCTACATCGATCTTTGGGCTTGCGGAACTGCCGGAACGAGCTTAGGCAACTCTCAAATTGCCGTGCTGACGGTTGTTGCAGCCCCTGTTCTTCAGTCCATCGTTGTCACTCCGCCAACCGCGACCATCGGCATAGGCGAAATGCAGGCGTTCGTCGCGACGGGAACGTATAGCGGCGGATCGACGCGGGATGTGAGTTCATCTGCGACCTGGGCCTCAGATACGCCGACCGTCGCCACTGTGATAGCTGGCGGCGTAGCTACCGGCGTTGCGATGGGAACGGCGAAGATCAGCGCAACCATGGGAGGCATCGCGGGATCAACGATGCTGACAGTTCAGCCCTTGATCACCGTCTCCGTTTCAGTGGCCTACAACGACGGCACAATTCCAACGGTTGAGGTTGACCTGTTCCAAGTCGTAACGAATCCAGACCAAACCACTACGTCAACCCAGATTCTGCACCTGGTGCCCGACTCAACTGGAAACGCTAGCGGCCAATTTCTCATGAATCCCGCGCTCACCTACGAGGGAGTTCTGGTGCTGAATGGCGCGCCAGTAGGGCAGCCGTTGTCGTATCCCGGCGCTCTAGTTCTGGCGGCAATGCCCCAAATCAGCAAAGTGAATTTCGGCGTCGTGATGCTCAAGGCGTCGGCGATCCCACAGGTGAAGAGTTTTACTTCAGGCGCATCGTGACGGTGCGGACCAAAAAAAAGGAGAAACCATGGACACACAGAAACAGCAGCTGAGCGCGAATTTCACGCGCGAGGAATTCGAACTCGAAGGCCCGATGCCGGAATCGAGTGTGCCGGCTTTTGAGTTTTTGGCTAACCGAATCCTCGAGCAGATTCGCTTGCAATTCTCTGAGCCCATGGAAATCACTTCGGGCCATCGCAGCGAGGCGGGCAACGCGGAAGCCAACGGCAACCCGCACAGTGAGCACGTGTCGACGCCGGACTACTGTGCCGCGGACTGGACTATGCCCAGGTTCAAGGCCGACATGCGCGGCGTGTTTGACTGGATCCGGCTCAGCTCCGGACTTCCGTTTCACATTGTCGTCCTCGAGCACGGCAAGAGCGGCGACGTGATTCATACGTCCTGGCATCGCGATGCCTCCTCGCGCGTGGCCAAAGAAGGCTCGACGCACAACGCGAGCCCGTATATCGAGTGGGCTATCGGTTGAACATCCTCACCATGAACGCCGTTTTTGAATTCATCGAGAACAACCTGTTCACGTGCATGGTGATCGCGCTTCTGTTCGCCGGCTTGGCCGTCTTCATTCACAGTCGCCGGCCGAAAGACAGGCCGGAACCCTGGTGAAAAAGCTCCTCGCATCGTTTTTCGAAGCCTGCCAGGGAAGGCACACGGCGTTCGCCGTGTCGTTTGCGGTTATGGGCACGGTGATGGCCTGGTTTCACCGGCTCGATATGAGCTACATCGCGCTGATTGGAGTGATCCAGGGCTGGGTGTTCGCGCACAGCTACCAGGAAAACAAATTCGCGGCCGAAACCAAGATGGTGACAGCAACGACAGCAACGACAGAAAGCCCGGCAACGACAGCGACCACGACGAGGGAAACCGTTACGGCGCCGGCCGCTGCGGTAAAGGGAGACTGAAAATGATTCTCACCTGGCTGCACGCAAAAATCGTGATGGGCATCCTCGGCCTCCTGGTTGTCGCCTATCTCGGTTTCACCTGGCTGGCCGAGCACGATGCGCGAATGAAAGCCGAGGCGACGATCGCGGCAAATGAAAAACTGATGAAAGCAGCCGAAGCGCAGTCGGCGACCCTCAAGGACGATATCGCCAAACGCGACCAGGCCTCGGCCGAGCGCGAAAAGGCCATGATCGACGCCATCCGGAATTTGAAAACGACGGCGCAGATCGTTCCCTACGTGCAATCGAACCTGGCGCCTGGAGCTCCTCAGCCAATCGTGGTGACCGTGCCGGCGGCGACGGCCGCTAATCCAACTCCGGACGCTCAGCTGACGATTCCGCAAGCGGACCTGCCGATCCTGCGCGACCGGTTGAACAAATGCGACACGGACGCGAATGCCATTCTGACCTGCCGGGCGGATGCGACTTCGAACGCCCAGCGTCTCGAGCTCGCGGGTGAGCAATTGTCGACAGCGGAAAGAGAACGAGACGCGTACAGACTCGAGCTGAAGGGCGGGACCTTCTGGCGGCGAACGAAGACGGCACTGATGTGGGTCGCAATAGGCGGTGGCGCAGCACTCGCCGGCGCATGCGGGTCCGGCCATTGCAAGTAAAGGAGAAACCGGTGACGACGAAACAAATGCAGACAATCGGAAAGTACATCCAGTATGGCGGGTATGCGTCCCTGGGTGTCGCGTGCCTCGTTGCGCTCGGCCATCCGTTGATTTTGGTTTTCCTGGCCCTTGGCACAGGGGCTTTCTTTTTGGGAAGGTATCTCGAGAAATCTGTTTGACTCCTGCAGCTTAAAAAATAAAAATCGCAGCATGGTCCCCGGCAGCATGGACGACTGGAGTTCACTTCCCCGCATCGGCTGGCTGTTCATCGCGCTCGTCTTCGGTTACGCCGTCGGATTGATTCACGGTTTCTGGCAGCACTGGATCAAGGGCAAAGTCTACTGCCCGCGGTGCCTCTACTACCTCAACTGGCGCGACACCGTTCTCCGCGACGTGGTCCCAAAGTGGGTCGCGAAATCGAAAGATCCGTGGGAACGCGAGCCGCAGAAGCAAATCTCCAATTGAAGTCTGAACTTCGCGGTGCTACAAACTTCGACTGACGCTGCGGCGAAACGCAGCTACCTTCGAAGGAGGAAAACCGAATGGACCAGAAACTTTTGCACCCGGGCCTCACCGTGAATTACGTTTTGAAAAACGGCGAAGTGCGGCCGCTGATCATCACCCGCGTGGTGACCGGCACCAAAAACATAAACGGTACCGTGCTTTTCGACGGTCCCAACGATGCGGAAAGGCTCAGCATCGAATTCAGGCTGAACTCCGACCAGCTCCGGACAGGAACGATTTGGCTGGAGGACGTTCCCTACAACGAGGCGCCGACGTCTATCGGCAAGAGCCTGGTTCCGGGAACCTGGCATCTGCCCCAGACCATGGCGGCGGCAGCCTAGCGGCAAACCCAAAAAGACGTTTTGTCGGAAGCCCTCGTTTGAACCTTGGAAGGGGTTCCTTTGGCGAACGAGGGCTTTTGATTTGTAGCTCTCCGTAGCGTGCCGTAGCTCAAACGCGTTTTTTCTTTGACAAACCTGGCGCGTCAGGCCGATAAGCTGTTCCATGTTGGGAGCAAGGAAACCTCGACCAGCCTTCCGGATTTTTCTCTACCTCGCGTACCTCCTCGCAGTGGGTTTCCTCGTTGGGTTTTTGCTTTCTCATTTTGGTGCCAAATGACCGAGTGGAAATACGGCACCCATCTCGAGCTGGTCGATGCGGGCTACCTGTATCGCGGGGAATCGGTTTGCCACTATTGCGGCGTTCGCGTGTACTGCTACAAAACGCCCAACGAGCGGTTGATGCTTTTCGACATTCTCGGGCGGAAGCTGTTGCCGCACTATGCGAGCTGCCGCGCGCGGCGGCGGAAGATTCTCGAATTTCCCACGCAGTGCAAACTACGATTGGAGGAGTGATGCAAAATTTCGTCGCAAACGCAGCTGGAAGTCTAAAGGAAGCGCGGACCCTTTTGATTCAGCAAGCGCAGCAGGTGAAAATCACCAACGCGAACTACGAGGACATGATCGATCTGCTCGATTTTGCCAAGAGGCTCGCGAACCTGCAGATGGATCTCGAGGTTTTGTCGCACAAATACGCCGAAGCGCCAAACGGCCGAACTGCGAGCGCGGGAGCCGGCCGGTGAGCAGCAAGCCCGACATTCGAGGCCTTGAAAGGTTTCGCGGTTTCATCAGTGATGAAAAACTCGCGGATCTTGCGTGGTTTTCGGATTCGCTTGCCATTCATCACGACGCGATTCTACTCGGCGGGTTTATGGCGAGGATTGCGACCGAGCACCAGGAGTGGAACTACTGGCAGGTTCTGGCCGAAGCGCATCGTACGTTCGTTCCAGGAACGAGGCTTGTTTCGTGAAGTGCGAACGGCTCACGCTGCGCGGCGGTTTTTCAGTCATCGTTTGTTCGAGAGGCGGAAAACCGTCCGTCAGAATCCCAAACTGCCGCTGGTGCGAGAAACGCGCGACGAAATTGTGCGATTGGCCAGAGCACGCGCCTTTACGTTTGTTTACGCACATCGGTACCTGTGACGCGCCGATGTGCAGCGATCACGCCACGCATGTTGGTACGGATCGCGATTATTGCCCGCTGCACACCGCGCAAGGAAAACTGCCTTTGCAAAATCCCTCGGAGGAGATGCCGTGAGCTTGGAAGTCAGCCCATTTGAAAACGGCCGAATCAAGTGGTACTCGGTTCCGAAACAGTTCGGTTTCATCACGAGCGACGACGGAACGGACATTTTTCTGCACCACTCGGCGATCGCCTACACGGCTGGAATGGACTGCAACCACGGCCGCGGATTCTGTGCCCGCGCTCTTGGGCTTGTTCCCGAGTCGCTCAATTATGGAAAGAACACGCCGCCTAAACTGATCGAGCGCGCACTGCGCGGACAGCGCGTCACATACAGAGTGAGTGAACCAGACAGAGGCAGCGCGCTTGAAGCGCGCGCGGTGCGTCGTGCCTAATGCCGTGGAAGCCCAGAACACCATGCCGGCACCGTGGATGTCCGCAACTATCGGACGGCGGCGGAT